GGGCACCTGGCGCAAGCCGGGCATAACAATGTTACCCTCCGTACGGTAACCGAAAGGTTGGAGATGGTTAGTAGCACAAAGGAGAGAGTTCTTCGTACCGACGTCTTACCGCGTAACCATGTTCAGGTTCGCAATAGCGACGGTGTCGTGACTCAAGAAGAGCACACGGCCTTGACGATTTTCTCTCGACAGCGTACTACTTCGGAAGGACACAACTGGCCTAAAGGCCGGGGTGTGCGGGATGAAGGAGGTCCGTTTAGTACTTGGAAAACTGTTTATACTCGCGACCCTTCGGGGCACGCAGAGTATAAAAAGAAAGACCTGTACTACACGGATGTGTGGGATGGAGACTATATTCCCTATGTGGGATCTAGTCCTTCCATTTTCACTAAAACCTCTTTCCCGCTTGACAGTGAAGTCTTGGCTTACGCGCGTGGAGGATTGCCTTCTAGCAACCTCACTACGCTCGGAACCAAGTTCATTAGTCAAACGATTCCCACTAGTCCAGTCGTTGACGGATCAGTCGCGCTTGCTGAACTTTTCAGAGAGGGCTTGCCCTCAATGATTGGTTCTGCTTTTCTGAAGAACAGAGCTTCCTTTTTCAAGAACCTTGGTTCTGAATACCTGAATGTTGAATTCGGGTGGAAACCTCTTGTCTCAGACTTGAAGAACGCTTCTAAGGCGATCATAGAAACCGAAAGGATTCTAAAGACGCTTGAAGCGAATTCAGGGCGTGAGCTGAGTCGTAAGCGACTCCTTCCTACCGAGACTCTGATGAACCAGATTCAAGACACAGGGACAATATCCCCGTCTGGCATCGGATTCCACTGGTCATCTCCTCCAAGGTATATGACGTCTGATCACACTGTTCGCAAACAGTGGTTTTCAGGCTGCTATCTTTACCACTTTGAGCCAGCTCGGATGAATGAGCTGTCTCGTATTGTGGCAGAGGCAAGGCTTCTTTACGGTCTCGAGTTAACACCCGAGACCCTGTGGAATCTTGCACCTTGGAGCTGGCTTGTCGACTGGTTTGCCAACGTGGGCCCGATACTTAGTAACGTGTCCGCGTTCCAGTCTGACAACCTGGTGTTGAAGTATGGGTACGTGATGGAAAACGTCACGCGCACATACGCACGCACGAATTGGATGGGTGTTGTTAATCCGTCTACGACGGTTTACGTCAACCATCCTGCACGTGTTTACGACAAGTTCTTCGTTGAAACGAAGACTCGCGTAAAAGCAACACCGTACGGATTTGGATTGAACACAACGGCCTTCACAGACCGTCAGTGGACAATCCTGGGGGCTCTGGGCTTGACCCGGGGTCCCAAGGCTCTTTAAGAGCCTCGAGATAAGTCCCCACAAGGGTCACTGTCTCTGAAAGGTGTCACCCACAAGGAGGACACCTAAACACAGGGCGGCCAAAAGCCGCCATCACCCAGAAAGAGTAATGCCTTGTATTCTGATCCTCAGACTGTGACCGTTTCAGGTTCTGCAAAGACCCTGAACCGTACCGGCTCTACCGCCACTGGCGGTGAGTTCGCTACAGCCGACCGTGCCCTGCAGATGAGCGTTGCTCATCAGTATGGCCGCCGGACGCGTCACACCATTCGACTCAAGACGGATTCGCTTGTTGCGAATCCTCTCGTTTCTGGCCAGAACATCAACCAGTCGACGACTGTGTCGCTGACTGTCGATCTTCCCACCGGATACGACACTGCCGCTGCTAAGGCCTCCGTGGATGCGCTTCTTGCGAATCTCTCGGCGACCAGCGGCGCTAACATCGCCAAGCTTCTTGGCGGCGAAAGCTGAGTTCGACGGATCAGTAACAGGGCAAGGAGTCTACTACCCTAGAAAGGGAGCAGATGAAAAGCCCCATGTTACTCTGGAGGGAGGTCGCCCAAGAACTGGGTGACCGATGCCGCGTTTGCACCACTAGAGACCTCCAAACGGTCTCTAGACGTATTGAGCACGAAGGTGATAGCTTCTTAACTATCACCCTTCCTGACTTTGGTAAGGACTTCGATGAAGCCCTTGACCTAGGTAAGGTCGCTCACGACCATTTCGTCGGTTTCCGACGTCATGGGGGTCTCCCCCGATTTCTCGGAGGTTTCCTTGAGCTCGTGTTCGAGCGTACAAGTGGCGTCCTACTCGATGAACCAAACCTAGATGCTGTCTATGCTATACGACAGCTGACCAGGTTGTGTTCAAAGATAGCCCTTCCCTGCTCTGTCGAGCGAGAAAGGTCTGCCTTTGTCCAGTACATCGAGACAGACAGAGAATTGGAACAGGCCGAGAAGGCGTGGACTAGCGAGGATCTTGCTAAGTTCCGCCGTATTTCTCGCCTGCTTTTTGGTCGGGTGTTCAGTACCGTGGATATTCTCCATGGGACAGGACAACTCGTTCCAAAACACGGACCGGGTGCCACTGCAGATCGGTTGTCGGGAAACCGCAAATACGATCTACAAGTATGGCACCAACGGCTTGATGACGGGGGATTCCACAGTGTGGACTTCCTCCTGCCAAGCCCCAGGTTCTGGATGAACCTGGACCGTGTCCAATTCATGTCGCCTAAGGATGAGAGGCCCTCTAGGGTCATCTCAGTTCCTAAGACGCTCAAGACGCCTCG